TTTAGAGTGGGTGACCGACGTTCCTGGTGATGTTACCAGTGTTTCCGGCACTGCCCCGATTACGGTCGATAACACTAACCCTCAGACCCCCGTCGTTGGAATCAGTGCTGCCTCCACTACCGCTTGTGGTGCAGTTCAGTTGAATGACACGGTAGTCTCTACCTCTACTTCCCAGGCTGCCACAGCTAACGCGGCTAAGTCTGCTTATGATAAGGGTGTTGCTGCCTGTGGGATCGCACAAGCTGCTGTTCCCTGTTCTTCATTTACTGCTCTTGGCGCTCTGCTTGCAGGGACCGGCTCTGGAACCTATTCTGCTCTCCCTGTTGGCACAAACGGTCAGTTCCTGTCTGCTAATTCCGCTTGCGGCACTGGTTTGGAGTGGTGCACACTTTCTCTGGCTTGTGTTCCATGCTCTGCTTATACTGCAGTCGGAACTATCCTTGCAGGAAATGGTGCTGGAACCTACTGCTCGTTGCCTGTTGGCACTGCGGGACAACTCCTTGTTCCCAACTCTGCTTGCGCTGCTGGCGTTGAGTGGGTAACTTGTCAAGGTGTTTCAATTTGCGGTTACACCAACACTGCTACACCTTTTAACACCGCCTTAGGGGCCACTGCTGGCGATAGTATCACCACGGGGTCAAACAATGTGGCGATTGGCATTAATGCCCTCAGCGCAGTTACCACCACATCTCTTAACGTGGCGGTTGGTGCTTGCGCGATGGATGCTGCTTCTGGCAGTCAGAACACTGCCGTGGGTGCTAGCGCCCTGCGTGTTGTGGTTGGCAGCAGTAACGTTGCCCTCGGAACCAACGCTGGCCGTGCCGCAACCGCCGGGTCGAATAACACCTTTGTCGGGTCTGCTTCCGGATGCGGCATCGTGGGAGGGGGTAGTAACACTACCCTTGGGGCCAATAGCTTGGGCGCTTCAACGTCGGGAGTCGCTAACACGGCGGTCGGAACAAACGCAATGGCGTTTGGAGCAGGGTCATCCTGCAACACTGTGGTTGGATTTGAGGCTGGCCGGCTACTGGCTGGGGCGAGCAACACACTACTTGGTCGCTGCTCCGGTAGCGCAATTACCACAGGGGCTTGTAACACTATCGTTGGCCCTTTCTCCGGTTCCACAACTCTAAGCAACAACGTTGTTTTGGCTGATGGCGCCGGTACAGTTCGCCTCCAGGCTAACTCTTCAGGTGCCTGGTCCTACAATGGCACCGATTTTGGCACTGCCGGTCAATTCCTTGCATCTCAAGGCTCCGCAGCAACGCCAGTTTGGTGCACGCTCTCCCTTGCTTGCGTTCCCTGCGCCGCTTTTGTGGCCTGTGGCGACCTGCTGGTTGGCACCGGTTCGGCTACCTTCGCCGCATTGCCAACTGGCACCGATGGTCAGTCTCTGGTTGTAGACACAGCTTGCACCGCAACTGGTGGGTTGAAGTGGGGGGTTGCTTTGCAAGGGTACACTTGCGGGTCGGCAACTTTCAACACGGCTATCGGTTGCCAGGCGGGCGACAGCATTACTACCGGTACCGATAACGTCTCCCTGGGCTATAACGCTGGCACCGCTCAAATAGCAGGATCCCAATCCGTGTTTATTGGCAGCGGTGCGGGTCAGAACACCAATGCCGGCGGAGTTACTGCCATCGGCTTCTGTGCTGCTCAGGCTAACACTTCAGGAGGTTGTGGCACCTATATCGGTTTTGTTGCCGGTCGGAATGCCACTGGCGCCTCCAACACTTACGTTGGTTCTCTCTCGGGCTGCGCTGCTTCCAACACCTCCGCCTGTGGAACCCTGCTCGGTTTCTGCGCAGGCGCTGCCCTAACCAGCGGCAACGCTAACACATTCCTCGGCTTCCAATCGGGTCGCTCTGCCACCACTGGGACTTTCAACGTTGCCCTCGGCGCAGCGTCATTCCAGAGTGGTACAGGCTCTTGCAACATCGCAATCGGTTGTGGTGCTCTCTCCGGTTCTGCCTCGGGTACCGCCAACGTGGCTATCGGCCACCGGGCCATGCTCAACGCCTCAACCGCCGCCAATAACGTTGCCATCGGTCTGGAATCGGGCGTTCAGCTTTCCTCCGGATCGAACAACACCTTTGTGGGTCACCTTACCGGTGACACTGTTACCACGGGCGTTCAGAACACCTTCCTAGGCGCTTGCGCTGGTGGCGTCGTTGCCACTAACTCCGAAGGTAACACCGCTGTCGGCTTCAGTGCTCTGGGTCAAGGTGTTACGTCGGGTGGATACAACGTTGCCGTGGGTAACTCTGCGGGTCAAAGTGTTACTTCCGGTGGTGGCAACACCTTCGTGGGTTTCCAGTCCGGTGCAGGAGTTACAACCGGGATCCAAAACACGATTTTGGGTCGCTACGGTGGTACCGCTGCTCTGTCGAACAACGTCGTCCTCTCTGATGGTGCTGGTACCATTCGCTTCCAAGCCAACTCCTCGGGTGCATGGTCGCCCAACGGCACCAACTTTGGCACCGCGGGTCAGATCCTGGTGTCGGCTGGCACGGGCGCCGCTCCTGTTTGGACCAGCTCTGGTGCAGCTGCTGCCAACTACGGGTCTTTTGTTCGCACAACAACTCAAACAAACGCAGGTGGTGCCAGCGGTAACGCAGTTTCGTACGACACCACATCTTCGGCAAATAACTTCTCGATCGTGAGTGGGTCTCGGATCACGGCAGCGGTGGCTGGAACCTACCAGATCTTGGCCAGTTTGCAGGTTCAAAAGACGGATGCTGGCTCAGACGATGTCAATTTCTGGATCAAAAAGAACGGCGTCAACGAACCAAACTCTGCTTACAACCTAACTCTTCAAGGAAGCGGCGCTGCCCAACTCGGTTACATCAACTGGGTGGTTACTCTGGCCGCTGGGGAGTATGTGGAACTGTGGTGGTACTCCGCAGACGCTAACGCTCGTCTTCTGACCGACCCCGCTGTTGCCCCCTACCCTGCTGTGCCCGCTTCAGGGTTCATTATTCACCCGATGGGCGCCTAACTTATATCACTGGGCACCTTCGGGTGCCCTTTGTTTTTTGCAAAGCAAAATCGAGTGTGCCAGGGTAAAAGTTACCAACACAATAAACCACTATAATAGCTAAAACCCTGTTAAGTATGACCCACAAGGATTCACCATCTCTAGACCACATCGACCCGCTCTGGGAAGAGGGACGGGATTATCAGTTGGTATGTGGGTTGGACTGTAAAAGGAATTGGCGAGAGGTTACCTATTCGCATAACTCCTCAAAGGGCGTAAGGTTCTTGCCTTGGCGGTACGCCTCGGATGAGATCGGAGTCAAGCCTATGGAGACCGGCGATTGGTGCCAGTTCTACAACCCCTTGACCCAAGACTGGGAGCTGATGGAGTTTGAAGGGGAAAGGTGGTGGGAGTTATCCAGGGCATATGATGCCCGTCACCACAACATGGTGAAAATAAGTTCTGTTATTCTTGCTATGCGGACGGAAGAGGGAAAGAAAAAAGGTGGATCTGCGGCAGGGGCGTTGGCCGTCGAGCGGGGTGCGTTTGACTTCGACTCCCCCAACTGCATTAAAACATTCGACTCTCTGAGTGCAGCCGGAAAAATTGGCGGTAAAATCGCGGGCGCCAAGTGCAGAGATGAGGGTATCGGATGGTGCGGTGCTGACGAGGAAACCAAAAGAGAGTGGAAACGCCAGGGAGGAAGCGTTAGCGGTAAGATGCCTTATTGGAACAACGGCATAAAGAACAAAAGAGCTCATGAATGTCCCGGTGAGGGGTGGGTTCGAGGGAGGATTAAAACATGGAGTTGAGTAGTATAACTCGCATCGAGCAATTTATGGTGGATGCCTTGGTTGCTTCACCCCTTATCCCCATTGGCGTTAATGTTCTTAGGCTCGCAGATGTAATTGATCGCGAGGGGGTTGTCAGTCAAACAAACAATATTGTTGTTCGCTACACTGGTGCAAGTAACACGGTAAAAAATAGAATTCCGATGGTATTTGAACGCACGATGCGATTCGAATGCAACTATTCTTGCCAGAATTATTTAACTTCCTCCGGGCACGATTTTGCCACCCAGTTAATAACGGGTGCCTTTATTACTCTTAACGGGTCGGTGCCGGGGGGCGCCTATGTTGAGGTTATTGAACCTTTTGTTTGTGTAAGCGAAGATTTTACGGGTCTTACAGACCAATCCCAATATACATACACCCAGATTTGGCAAATAATTATTGAAGAAGCATTGCCGATAATCGCATTAGACCCCTGCGTTCAGAGAGGAAATTGCCGCCAGCTTTTCCCGGCTCTTGGTGTCGAAGCGAAGTTACCCCTCGGAGGAATCCTTGATAATGCCACCGGCGACATCTACGTTCCGGCATATGACTGCGACGGCCAACCACCGGAAGACTATGATGCTTGTTACGGGATCCGGTGGAGCAATGAATTGACGCAAAGCGGAAACTGGGTGTTTATCTGTGATCCCGATTGCGTCTTTATGGAAGACCCGCTCGGGCAACCTATCTATCTCCTGTCAAATGACAGCTACACTGAGGACGGTCGTTTGGTGGTAACGGTGTTTGATGCAAACACCAAACAGCCGTTGCGCGAAGTATTCTACTGTAACACGGGTAAGAAATTGGCTCGGTATGCCGTAGAACTCTGGACCGATACCGTGAACAAAAGCGGTCCGATTTCTTCCGCTGCTGGGCTAGATTCTAGCTGGACCCAAAGCATGAACTATGGCGAGTTCGCTGTTGTTCTTGGTGGATTTCAGTTTCTGTATGTGGATCCGCTTAATCCAGACGCTCCCAGGCTGTATTTGGACGGCGGCGCCCTCATTGGTGTGCAGATGCAGACCTTTATTCAAACACCCAAAGGACGTTTCTACTTTGTGGGACAATCGCCTCAGGGGAAAGGATGGTTGCTTGAGGGAACGTTTGAGTTGGCGGAAATCAACTCTCTTTGGAAACTTGGTTGCATCCCCTGCTCTAACGGACTAGATAATCCTTCTCAACCCTGTTAAGGGTAAAAGAAGGCATCTGCCCCCATTGCGAATGCAGTCCGCTCAGCAACTTTGGCAAAGTTATCACGCTGCGGTGCGAGCGGGCAATACAGACCTTGCAACTCGCATCCTGCAGCAAATTCACAAGTTCAAGCGCAATCCCACGCCTCGTGGTGGTTGTGGTAAATGTCGTAGGAGAATGACCTAATGGCTGAGTCAAACGCAAAAGATGCTATTGTAAAACAGAAAGAGTTTCTGGCAGAAGAGGCCCTTAAAGTTGCCAATGAGGCAATTGGCCTTTTGCAGGATCAAATGTCGGAATGCTCGACTCGTGATCTCGTGCAAATTTTTTCCGCCTCAGTCAAAGCGCATCGTGAGATTACAGAAGATATTGTGATTCTCACTGCGAAAGAGACTCCGTCCGAGCAGGAGCTTGCCAAGGAGTATGACGGAAAAGTGGAAGAACTCCTTAAAAGAATTAGCAACTTCTAATGCGCCCAATCATAACCAAAGCCAGCCTGCTGGATGAACACAGCAGCTGGCGAAAATACATTCGCGGCATTCAAGAGCTCATCGTAATGGAAGCTCCAGCGTCCATCATCGAAGAATATAAATATAAAGCGGCGCAAAATTGCTTCCTGGCATTTGCGGACATCATGAAAAAAGGTGACTTAAAAGTAGTCGCCTTTCACGAAGTCATTTCATCTGCCTTTGAGGATCTTGCCAATAAGCGTTACAAACGTTTGATTGTGTCGTGTCCCCCACGCTCGGGCAAGTCGATGCTTGCGTCAATGTTTGTTGCATGGTTGCTAGGAAGAGATCAACAGACACAGCACATTATCGCATCCTACGGTCAGCAATTGTCCGGTAAGTTCCATAAGGACACCATTGGATACCTCAAACATCCGGAGTTTCGTAAGATTTTTCCTGATTGGAAAGGGTTTTCTCCGGACTCAAAATACGATATGCTTGGGGGTGGTTATATTCTTCCAACATCAGTCGGCGGAGTTCTCACGGGATTTACCGCAGGGACCACAAATATTACGAGTCCTGGCGTTGGCGCCATGATCGTTGATGACCCACTCAAAGACTCAACCTCAACCGCTGCACTGGAAGCATTAGAGTCATGGTGGGGGGAACAAGCAAGTACTCGTCGTACCAATAACTGGTGTCAGATGGTTATTGCCACACGGTTCCACAGTCATGACCTTCACGGCGTGCTCATGGAGGCTGACGGCATTTACGATCCCGAAGAGAACCCTAACGGATGGCGCTGGGTGAATATTGCCGGACTCATTGAAACAGCGGAACAGAAAGCGGACGATCCCTTAGAGCGAGACATCGGTGAATCGCACTGGCCGAGCAATAACGCATTTACCGTAGACATGCTCATGGCGCAGAAACGCACCATGGGATCGTTTGCTTTCTCTGCGTTGTATCAAGGTAATCCTGTTGCGGCAGAAGGTCAAATTATCAAAGATAGCTGGATCACACGAATTGACTCCAGTCAATGTCCGGGTTTTGATTTGACGTGGCTTGCTGTCGATTGTGCGTTTTCAGAGAAAGAAATGGCGGATGAAACTGCCATCTGCGTCGCGTCGATCTCCCATCGTTTTCCTGGAAAGGTTTTCATTCGGGAAATGATTACCGGGAGACTAGGATTTCCGGACCTCATTGCAAAGGTAAAACATTTATATTCTTTCTACGATGCTCGTGTGCTCTGCATTGAAAAAGCAGCATCAGGTCAGTCCCTGATTCAAATGCTGAAAAAAGAAGCAAAGATCCCGATTGAAGAAATGAAACCGTTGAAGTCTAAAACGGTACGTCTCCAAGCGGTTGCCCCCCTGATGGAGTTTGCTCGTGTTCAATTTGTTGAGGGAGACTGGATTGATCCTTTTGTAAAGGAACTTACAACGTTCCCATTTGTAAAACATGATGATAGGACGGACGCCTTTACTTGGGCTTTGACGTATTTTTCAATGAAGTTAGATACCGTTGATAGAGGTTTGCAAGACTCTATCATCCAAAATAAACGATTCTTTGGAGAACTCACTCGTCAAGGTTTTGGAAACAACTTGGCATTTCCGAATTTGGCAAGCAAACGTCTTCGTTTATTTCCGGCGGATCACTCCTACAATGATCCTGACTACGACGCCGTCTCAGGCGAAGCGGACCCCCGTTCCTCGTTCGTTCGTGGCATCCGTGGTGGAAAGAGAAATATTGGGTGGGACACAGAGATGTAAGTGGTGATGGTAACCACCACGATAAAATAAAAGTTCTATGTTCTACACATAGATTACCATGGCAAATTCCCCAGTGGATCGCAATCCTGACCTCATGCAACAAGAGTTTGGAACCAAAGTTTTAATCACTGACTTAGCGGCGGACCGTTACCTTGAAAAAGCAGCAAAAGAAGACCCAACACAAAAGAAGTTCACCGAATTTTGCGGCAAACAAAACGGATGGGATGACTACACTGAACGCTGGCACTGAGCACATTCAGTGGTTGCTAGAAAGAGATGCCTGGTGGACCATTTAGGTGGCACCGGGTAAAACTACCTGTAGTTGAGTCAGCCCTCCAATGCCTCAACATTTTTTGGACGGAGGTGGTGCCAATGTAGTTTTCATCAAGCACAAAGCGTATGTCTTTCAAATACCCACCGTTGCTATCACCATCTCCACTATGTTATCAAGTAAGGAAAAGCGCAAGACTCGTCGCGCTGAAGCTGCCCAGATGCTAGAACAGTCATTCCACAAGGGCATGGATGTTCAACCGCCCAAGTTCCTGACTTGGCGTCAAGAAGAACTCTGGAATACCTTCAAACGAAACACAGTCACACTCGCTCATGGCTGTGCCGGCACAGGCAAGACACTCCTTGCCCTTCACTACGGACTGCACGGTATCGCTTCCGGTGATTTTGATAAAGTCTATTACGTTCGCAGTGATGTTGGTGTCGAGTTTCAAAGAGGACGAGGTGCTTTACCTGGCGATCTTTCCGAAAAGATTGCTCCCCTAATTGCACCAGTTTTAGACAATCTACCTTGCATCATGCGTTCGCATGGTGCGGCTGAGTATTTACTCAACAAGAAAATTATTGAGCCGGTTCTTCTGGAGGATATCCGTGGCCGCTCGTTAAATGAAGCTTTTATTATCGTGGATGAAGCGCAGAACTTCCTGCCTTCGCACATTAAAACCTGCCTTTCCCGCGTGGGCAAAGATTCTAAAATCTGCCTCATCGGCGATACCAAGCAGACGGACTTGGAAGTTTTCCGTCGCGAGAATGGACTTGTCGATGCCATTCATCGTCTCCGCAACCTGATGGAAGTCGGTGTTGTGGAGTTTGAAAAAGAAGACATTGTGCGTAATTCGGTAATTGCGCATATTTTAGATCGCTACGACGACTGATGCCAACAAGGGGACCCATAACTACCGCACACCGCCCAGGAAAGGGAGCTATGGGTCTTCCTATGGCAGGGAAGAGGCACCCCACGGCTGGCCAGGTGGCACGAGCAAAAGCTCAGGCTGTTGGGGGAGGACGTAAGCGGTGTAGAAAGGGAAAGAACTGTTCCGCCGCGTGTATTCAATCAGGGATGGTTTGTTTGGTTGAATTTCCGATGCCTGTCAGCTCGGGAATTACACAAATGAGGGACTACATACGTAAGAAAAATAATGTTGAGCCTGGTAGCATTCAAGATAAGAGACTGAACTTGGCCCTGGGGAAATTAGCCGAGGTTGTAAAAGTTGAGGAAGCCACACCTTCGCCAAAGGGTCAAGGGCCTGCAAAACCGAAGGTGGAGGTCAAGTCTCAAACCGCACGTGCTAATCGGAAGGGGGTTGCTTGGAGTGAGGTGCAGCAACTGAAAAAGCGTAAGAATATGCTTTCAGAGGCGGAAGTGCAAAAGGAGGCCATGCGAGCCCTGCACAAAGATGCCATGACTCGGGGCATTCGTCTTCCACGTAAAGAGCTGGAAATGATATATGAACTTCTTCCGAAAAATGTTCAAGAATCTCTCGCACGTTCTGGGAAGCCAGGTACGTCGGGATGGTATGCGGGAACCGACGAAAACGGCAAACCAGTGTTTTCCTCACGGGGTGGAAAGGAAAGAGCACTAACTGTTCTAGACATGTGGTTTCGACAAGGTGGAACAGATGCCTACCAGGCAAAAGGAAGCAGAATTTGGGCGCCAACTGACCTTAGCGTAGAGCACCTTGTACCGTTGTCCAAGGGGGGAATTGATGCCCCATCTAATTGGGTGTTGATTCGCAGGGGGACAAATTTAGCTCGACAAGAGAAGAGACTAGGCACGTGGATTGATAGTTTGCCGAACTCACGCGAAGAATATAAAACATATTTGTCCAAGTATGCGAAAGATCGGCGGTCTGGGCAGGCGCGAAAGGCTAGGTTGGCCTTGGTCGATCCCAAGAAAATGTCTGACGGTGAGATCTTCAACAGTGGTGCTAAAAAACTTGCGGGAGTGTTTAGGGGGCAAAACGAGGGTAGAACCCCAAGTCTATTTACAAAGGAGTGGCTTGGTATTAAAACACCTGCCAGTGGGAGACAAGGGAACTCGGGACCCCCCGGCCCATTTGCTCAGGGACTTGGCCTGATCGCAAAGTATGAGGGTCTTTCTAGGGCAAGTACAGTTGGAAACAAAATGAAAAACATTTGGAATAATGAGTGGAAAAAGAACGGCAGCATCACAGGTCCGCAGGCATACAAACAAATGCTCTCGGAGATGAAGGGCGTTCTTACTACTGAACAATACAACAATCTTTTTCTTCCTGCCGCACAGGCATGGGCAAACTCTAACGGTTTCCTCTAATGCGCAAAGATACTCGTTTTCGCCGCCCGGATCGATCCGAGATCGAGTCCAAGCTACCCGCAAAAATCCTTTCCGACCCACAAGCACTCGGGGTCTGGAACATGATGCTTCAAAATGACGACCCATCCGACGTATCACACACTTATCGATCGTTTAGGGACAGCAAACACTGCACCGTCCCTCGTGAAAACCTCAGAGCAATGCGAGACACCATGATTACAGCAATGCGAGAAGCAAATCGCCAGGATCCTCGCCCCCGGGTAGAAAAGAAAAAGGGAGTTCATTATGACTCCATGCCAGATGGGTGGATGCCACGGAGGAAATCAGCATGAGAGCTCAGGAACTAATTGAAAAGCATCAAATTCCTTGCGGTGCAATGGCCGTAAGTGTGGAGGGCGTTTGTCGTCGTCGCTTGCGTGACCACTTTGACGCCTTACTTGATCGCCTAACCAAGGAGACTCATCCCGAAGGTGCAGATCGCGATCTTCTGGAAATGGAGGAGGAACCCGAGATTCCCGAACCACCCGAACCCGAAGAAACCCGCGATGACAAAAAGAAACGGTTGATTGAAGAAGGAAAACTGAGGGCCGAAGTGTCCAAAGAAGTTGGCAAGTACAAGGAAAAATTAATGGGAAACTCAAAGATGTTACAATCGCAATCGGGTAAAATCAAGAAACGGTAAATAACCAACATGACAAATCGTATTGGAGGCGATTTCGGCGCCGAGGCAATCGAAGCTTTCAGGCAAGCATACGCCCAACAACTCCTAAGCCCAGACAATGACGAGGTTGCTAACAATTCTGGACTACCTACAAACACCATCGCAAACACATCGCCTTGGTATGAATCCGTAGGTCTTTGGAAAGCCCATGATGGCAGAAGTTTGGAATATCAAAAACAAACACCCTTTAATCCCTCCGACTATCTGTCTGATGAAGTCACTGACGGTGACGGAGAAATCGAGGAGTTGAGTGACGAAGACGTTGAGAGTTTGGTTAATGAGATCACAGGTGAATCGGAAGGAGACGAGGAAGAATAACAAACGGGTAAAACCAGGTATATAAGTTCTTCGTGGTTATGACTTTTCGATCTGCAGAAGATCAACGTAAGGAATATGATCTTCAAGCTATACGAACCGTTGAGATCAATCAGCGTCTTCAAGCAGTCATAGATGCGGGAGATCCGGACTCCTACCAAGAGAAGCTTAAAGATCTTGCCGTATTTGCAAACTACCTTCGTCCAGAAGCACCCGAAGAGACTTACGTCATTTTAACCTCTCGCCCGGAGGTTCATTTTATTGCCGAGGGTGAAGGGTATTCCGCTAAACTCTGTCTGAACGGGAATCGTCAACGATTTTACCTTCACAATACTACTATTGCCCAAGGAATTGACACCGCAAAAGCTATGCGACCGGGACGGCAACTTCTGCGTATGTGGGAAGTAGTGGTGCCCAAACTTCCGGAAAATTTTATCGTATGCGGGCTAACTGGAGAACCCGGAGTGAACGCTCCAGAGGTTGACGAGTCTTTGGCACATATCCACAAATACCTGAATCTCGGTCGTGAGGAAGGCAGCCGCTATGTTTTGGGAATTGTTAAAAATGGCAAAGTAGAGCCAATCACTTTCCAAGAGGTGAAGGACCTGACCGGAAAGACTCCAGATGTTCTTGACCAGCGCCTCAACGTTCGCTCGATTCAATGGCCAGGAGCTTGACCATGTACGGTTCTTCCTTTGATTTTAGCGGCGTAACCCTCCCGGGAGCAGGTGGGGGAATCAACGCCAGTAATGCCATCAGCGGTGAGCAGCTGAAAAAACAAAACGAGTCGGGGAAAAAATGGCGGCCCGGCCCCGACGGAATGATGTCAAACCACAACGAGAACATTCTCAAGATGAATGCCGAGCATCGAGAACGTCGCTCTAACCTCGTTAATCGGGACTACAACGAAAACTCAGATGGCAAAGATGCCATGAAAGAGATTTTCGATAGAAAGAAATCTCGCATGGCTTCGTTCAAAGAGATGAAGAAAAGCGAGTATGGGTTTTCCGAAGGCGATTCACAGGACTCCGAGCTCCTGAGCATGCCCTTACCAGGGGGGGCGTTTAAAGAGTCGTGTTCTTGCGGCCACTGCGCGTCGTGCCTCGACAAGAAGCATCGCGAGATTGAGTATCGTGAGTGGAGCACCGAGAAGCGCAAAGCGTTGAAGGAAGGAAAAGTCAAAGGTTCATTCGCAGGGCCCGACATGTCGTTCCCAATTGCCGGCCCCATTGATGTCGCTGCTGCCTGGTCTTCTGTAGGCCGTGCCGCCAACCCCCGGGCAATAATGCGAAAGATTATTTCAATCGCAAAAGAACACGGTTGGGAATCTGGTTTGCCGGAGTCTGTGAAAAAGCGTTTGGCAGCAGGCGAATCGGGGTTACCAACGGAGTAGCCATGGGGTTAGACATTCTTGGCATAGTCGCATCCTTTGCCACCATTATCTCTGGCCTCGGGTGGGTTCTTGATCGAAATTCCAAAAAGTTTGAGAAGATTCAGAACTCAGGTAACGCTGTAATGCGGGGCCTGACTGAAAAGGTTGAAAGCCTGGACAAAACCTTGATGGATGTTCGCCTCACTCTTCCGGAAAAGTATGTGACGAAAGAAGAGTTAATGATGCATATTCGAGGAGAAGAAACCTGGCACAGTTCAATTGATCGCCGACTAGATGATATTCGTGACGAACTTTCATCACTACGTGAGTGGAGACACCGATGATTGACTATGATTTTGATAGATTGAAAGGGCTTGGTTGGTCAGAGGACTTCATCGAAAAGATGAAAGATGACCCCTGTTGGAAAGGCTACCAAGCTGTGGGAATGAAGAACAAGAATGGGCGCAAAGTCCCAAATTGTGTTCCTGTAAAGAAAGATGCGGAACACGGTGAAGGCGACATTGCCACCGCTGAAATGACTCCGAATTATCTTCCGAAGGAACCGATTCCGGGCGGCGGCGATCAAAAGAATCCTGAAATGGGTGAGCAGAAGATTCGCATGCCCCGTATGGAAGAGATCAAGAAAGCTAACGCCAAAGATGGACATCTGGCAATGGCTGCTGCACCTAACTATGCAGAAACCGAAGATTTCCATGATGCGTTTCATTCCGACGAGCCAAATGCTCGCATGGTTATTACGCAACTTCGAGTGATGCGAGAGAAGATTGATATTATGCTCGGGATGATGTACCCCGATGATAACTTTGAGCCCTGGGTGGCAACCAAAATTGCCAATGCCGGGGTCGGTATCGCTAGCGTTGCAGACTACTTACGATTCGGAGGAGAAACATGAATCCTGAACTTCACCATCGCTGGAACTCTGAGCGGACTCCCACCCGTGAGTCTGACAAGGAGGGATTGCAAATCCTTAAGGAACAGCTGCAACAGAGCAAAGTACTTTTAAAGCAAAATCGCCCTAAGTAAAATGTTTGGATCTTTTCCGGATGACATCCTTGATGAGTTCTTTTTTGCTTATGCGGAAAGAATTGACAAGGACAAAATGCCTTGCAACAAACCAAAAGCACAGGCTGTGGGTGACTCCTTGACGGGGAAATCCCATGTCGTGAAAGCGTGTGCTAACGGGAAGGAAAAAATTATTCGGTTTGGACAGCGAGGTGTAAAGGGGTCACCAAAGAAAGAGGGTGAATCCGAAGCACATGCTAATCGTCGTAAGCGCTTCCAAGCCAGGCACGCAAAAAATATTTCCAAGGGGAAAATGAGTGCGGCGTACTGGGCTAATCGTACAAAATGGTGACGAGGGTAAAACCCTGTATATAATGTCTCCGTCTGCGTCATGCGGAAAGATTCCATCGATCACAAGGCGATTGAAGCTGCCTATTTAATTTACAAAGAGCACGGTCATCAAATCGTTGACTACGACTTTTCGCATCCTCCGACGGACTATGCCAAAGGCACCGTAATGGAGCCAGAGCACACCTCAAAGCTCCGTGATGCTTTCAACGAGTTGCTGCCCGCCAACGTAATGCAGGGTGACAAGTTTGAGGACCTGGAAAAGCAAGCGCATTCCCTAAACCTGCAAATTGACAAGCAACAAGACAAACTCCGCATCTGCCGTATGCGTGGAAACTTTCAAGAGTTTCATCGCTGCATGCAAGAGATGCAAGACATGATTAAAGAAAAAGAGCGTTTAGACGCTCGCATGGCAGTTGCTGCTCCTGGTGGTAATGCCGGACAAAAACAAATGGAAGACTATAATCGTACTTACGAGCAAGAGTCGTCTTACTCTGAGATGGAAGATATCGGCGCTCAAATTGCCGCCCTTGAGGAGACAATGAAGGCTTACCTTGAAGGTCAAGGGTAAGAGTGTAGCAACGTGTCTTTACACGCTGAACTACTCGCTCTTTAGCTCATGTCTGCCGTAAAAATTATCTTCAAACGTTCCAGCCTTCTTGGCAAAAGGCCCACAGGAGCAAACCTTGAAGCAGGAGAGATCGGTCTCAATACTAACTCGAATGACCCTGGGATTTTCTTCGAAGTTAATGACGGCAGCGTAGTAAAAGCGGGTCCGACCGCCTATCTCCCTCAGGCACCCACACAGACACCTGCTCTCGGAGAGCTGTGGGTTGATACTGACACGAAGGGCCTAAACATTGGTACATCGAGCCAGCAATGGCAAAAGGTTGCAGCACCGTTCCTCGGCGGAACAAATGGACTGACGGTGTTTGTTGCCCCTGAATATGAGAATGCCACTGACTCTTTGTCCAACGACGGGCAAACAGTGCCATTCGTCACCATTAACCGGGCCATCATCGAAGTTACAAAATATATCATTCAAGACTCTCTTAGCGGGCTTTCTCTCGGAAATAATCGCTACCTTATCATGTTGGCACCTGGGCGCCATTGTGTAGTCAATGCCCCTGGTGCAACCCTGACCAACTTCTCCGTTAATTTCAACGACCCTTACCAGGAAGTCACCCAGGCAAAACTTGCTGAGTTCAACCCCGAGGTGTTTGGAGGACTGATTCTCCCCAGAGGTGTTTCCATCATCGGACTCGACCTCAAGAAATGTGAAATTCACCCGACTTACGTCCCCAAATACACTCACCCCTCCTTCCCTTCAAACTATCAGCAGGAGCCTAACGGTCCCGTCTATTCTAATCAACCAAGATCCTCCGTGTTTAAGTGGTCGGGGAATACTTACGTTTCCAACTTCACCGGCTTAGATAAAATTGAAACTCGAATCGTTGATCGAGTGTCATCCCAAGAAGATACTAACTGGGCCATATTTCAGACTGATCGCCCTCACGGACTCGGGTTTAATGACTTTGTTCAAGTGGAGTACGGTTTTCCAACGGATCAAGCTGGAGCGTCTTTCAGCAATGGCGCCTACTACGCTTATCCCTTAACCGCTTATCAGTTTGTTCTCTCAACGGGATCTTGGGGGAGCTCTTCCCAAGCACCGATCATATCTTCAGACCTTCCTTCATCTTATTTCTCTCCTTCAGACATCGCTGACGCAAAATTTCAAGTAAGTAACATTTATCCTTACTTCATTCCCCCAGATGGAGAGTCTTACGAGCTTTCTCCCTATTCCCACCACCGTCTAAGCGTTCTCAAAAACTCTTCCCTTGAGCAACTCAATACTTTTTATACCAAAGTTCAAAAAGCATTCCCCACATTCTTTGGCGGTCAAGTCAATCCGAATCTGGTTTCCGCACCTGAGTACGAGATCGTTGCCCCAGCTTCCTCCGATTACCCAAACAACGTATCATCAAACAGCACAGATAATTCATCGCCTTACCAAAACACGGTGAATCATCGTTCCGACTACGGAATGGCAAATGGAGACTATGAGGGAGACGTTGTAAGCGGATTCAAATCGGTTATTGTCAATGCTTCTACAGCCGTTGTGTTGCAGAAAGACCCTGTAGCATACCAGATTTACTCCACTCAGGATCAAAATTGGGCTCAACTCACTCAATTTACTCAACAACAACTCGGGTTACCCTCTCCAACTTCTGTCCCAACCAACGCTCAGCTTCAGAACCTTAATGACGCGGCGATTCCAAATATTCGTTATTACTACACCACACTAACCTACACTCCGGACGGAGGATCTCCGAAGAGTATTGGTATCGCAGATCCCGACAATGACTTCCGTCATTTTGGCTTCCGAATTAGTGGCGCCAACTCCTACATGCAAGCGCAATCCACTTACACAATCGGTGCAGCAATCGCTTGTTGGGCCCGATATGGTGCTATCTTGTCGCTAACGAATGCGACCACTAACTTTGGCTCTGTTGCTTTCCAATCGGATGGCTTTGCCGGTATCGGAACACTTGGTGGCGCTAATTTGGTTAATAAGGGATTCTTGCAAGAGGGAATTGTTCGTCCCCTTGAACTTTTGGAAAATTCGGTTGTTTCCGACGAGCAAAAACGCATTCTCTATTTAGGTAGTAAGGTTGTTTTTGTGGGTCCAGATCCGGGCGATCCGAGTGTTCAGTTGATCTATCTCCGTCGTCCTTTTGACCCAGCTTCAATCTTACCGTTCTCTCTAAAGCCGGGATCCGCTATTTTTGTTGCCGATGCGGTTTGCACATATCGTGCATTCTTTGTTACGGACGGGACTTCAACATGTATTTTAAGCGGTGACATTCTGCAAAACCCTTACGCCGAGGGTGGAGCCATTCTTCGTGTTCGCGTCTCAGATTCAACCATTCCGAACGGCGCCTCAACAACACTCGACATTCCCTACATTCGTCGATTCGTTGATCCTCGGACTCCCTCCGAAAAGTCGTACGGGTTCTATGTCCGTTCTACAAATCCAACATCTCAGGCTCCTCAACTCGGATCGGTACTACGCCTTAACCAAACTGGGCAAACGCTTTCGAATACCATCAAACGAAACTTTCAGTTTGACCCGGGTCAATATGGGGGAATCTCCCAGGTATTTACTGTGGATACCGTTGAAACAGAACAATATTCATACTCCGCAAACTTCAACTATAAGGTTTCTGACGCCAACCAGGCAACCAACTACGTGGTCTATGCTTCGCTCACGGACGCGAGCACTCCATGGGTTCAGTCGGTGCCGTCAAACCCGAGCGATCTAGATAGCACTTTAGTTCCCTTTGACTCTCCCCAGGGTTTCTATCTGACATACGCTAATAAAAACTACTACGCTGTTGAGAACAATCTTTGGAATGCCCTTTACTACAGCACCACGTTTAACCCCCTAAACGGTCCTACGAAGGTCTCACCAGACAAGGCCGATTCGCCCTTCGTGATCTCAAGCGTCTTGGAGCAAAACGAACTTGTTACAAGTTCTTGGCAAGGAACAGTTCCCGACCCCTATTATTCTTACTACGAACAACTTACGACAAACGAGGGTGCGGCTCTGTCTTACATGCGTGGCGCAGTTGTCCCTTATGTCGAGTATGCCCCTCAGTATCAAATTGATGAGGATGACAGCTCACAGGACTTGGGAATCATCTTCAAACGTTTGCCTTTAAGTGTAGATTCAACTGTTTTGGTTTCACCTTCGGTTATTACACAAAGTGCAGTGGTAATGAGCTCCCCTTACGCTGCGAATCCAACCTTTGGTCGTCCTGCCGTACTCCAGCTAGAACTCCTATCAGTTCAACAGATTGTTCTGCCAAAAGAAGGAGTAAGCATTCTGGAACTAACAAATCCTTCGTTGGGCGCTCTCGAGTACGTTCGCGTAATCTCCGTTAATTCCAACGTGGTTCAAGCAATTCGTAACTACTATCCTGGGTATGCTTCGGGAAATTTGCCCGCAAGCTGGCCCAAGGGAACCACAGTAAAAGTGTGTGTTTCAAGCGGATATCCCGAGCCTTCGGTCTATGACCCAAACTGGGCGGTTACAAAAGCAACAATGTTCCGATTCTTCGAGCTGATGGGTTATCCACGTTCAAGTATTGCACCTTACTTGACTCCTCAGTATTCGGGTGACCGGACTCTTTTGAATTCTTCGATCCCACTGTCCCCAATTAACGGATATGCCAACGTAACAACCGCTTGGCCGGTTGAGTTTAACAATCCCTCAACAATAATCGCAAACACTCACACTTGGCAATATGTGGGTTACTTCGATTACTCGCGAGGTCTTCCAAAATACCAAGTTAATCAGATTCCGAAGAAACTTACCTATGACTATTTGAGCACAACGTCTTGGGGTGGTCGCCTCACAGTGATGGGCGCTGATGACTCAGGTCAGTTGGTTTTCCTTGGGCCTATTCGCGAAGCCCTTACCGGACAATATTATCTTACCGAGTCCCCCCTCTCCAACGCCGCAAACCGGCAGGTTTATACCACGCCGGAACCCACACCGCAACCAAATCCGGTTCTGGTATTCTCTGCGGACGACATTTCTGGTCAGTTTGATGGTTCGATCTTTGCGTTCCCCCTCGAGCGTGGAGGATATCCTATTCCTACCGGACAACTTTCTTCTTACGGTGTTTTCGTATTCCTTGGCGGTGTGGTGCAAAAACCCCAAGAGGCTTACGTCATTCAAGGCACCCAAGCCGGATTGCCCTTCCCTCAAATCGTTTTCTCGGAACCGCCCCCGGAAGGCACAAGTTGCGATATTCGTATCGTTACAACCGAAGACGAAGAAGAGACCGTGGAAGTTATTCCGTTCTCTCTTTCTCCCGCATTTGACGGCGGTCAAACTTCCTTCTCTGTGTCACCGAGTGAATCGACTCTGAGCAACCTTAACTCGTTTGTGTTCCTCGGCGGCACGGAGCAAAATCCCTCCGGAAACAATCAAAACTCTGCCGCCTACACAGTCAATTACTCCTCCGGGGCGAGCACTTTGTCGTTTATCGCTGGTGCTCCGCAAGAAGGCACAACGTTGGATGTGCGTGGAATTCTTTCTGGATCCCGTTATCGGAACGTCGGAATTTCCACCGTATTCGTCTCATCTGTCGACGACATCTCAGATTTATTCAATAATACGCAAACAACATTCCCTCTCGTCATCGACGGAGTTCCTCTGGATCCAACCAAGGTCAATGCACAGAACATGTTCGTTAGCCTCGGAGGTGTCATGCAAATCCCAGTTGCTCAAACTGGCGACCCCCTCGCTGGTCTTGCTTACACGGTTGGCCTCAACTCGATTACCAAGGTGCTCGAGATTACGTTTGCTGTGCCTCCACTCTCCGGAACCACTTGCAACATCCGTGTTATCGCTTCCGACGAGTACCTCACCTGTCCCCTCCCCCCTGGGCTTACAAATACCACGCTTCAAGACGGTCCTGGCATTATCGTCAATGACCAGAATCAAATCATTCAGATTGACCCTGGCCTCATTCAACCCTGACCGGGTAAAACCATTCAAACCTTCTCGGATCTACCGAGTCGTATCGACATCTAGTCAAAATGGCAACAACAAGAGTTACACCAATCCAACTTCTGCGGTCGATTCTTCCCAATAAGCGCCCGGACGCTGCGAAACTTTTACCTGGACAACCCTCAGTAAATACTAATGCTGCTCAACCCGGATTCTTCTTTGCCGATGACACCGGAAACACCCTCTTTAAGGTTGGTCCCTGTACAGTCGGCATATCGGCACCTAACGCAGGTGCCACAGGCGCTCCGGGGCAATTAGGGAATTCGCTGGGAGAGCTGTGGCTGGATACCACTCCTCCCACTCCCGACCGTCCCGGCCCCGTTCTCAAAGTCTGGGATGGTTCGCAATGGCTCGACTGCATGCCCTACCGGTACGCAAACACCATCGTCTCTGACACCCCGCCCACAATTGGTCTGCATCCAAATGGAACTCTTTGGTGGGATTCGGGCACTGGTCTCATGTATGTGCTTTACGAAGACGCAAATAGCAATCGCCAGTGGACTCAAGTCTCTGGCACCCCCGTTCAGTAACCGGGTAAAAGCACTTAACAGGACCCAGACCGAGAGAAGCACTAATGGCTGTTATTCCGCCCTTTAACCCTCAAGAACGGATTCCTAACAATCCGTTCAACAATCCGGAAGCAGACCGGTATACTCTTTACACTGTTACAGGGACCCCTCTGACGTTCGGTAGCAACTTTTTCGTTGACTACAGGACAGGTCAGATTACTGTTGCTCCGAATCCTCCCAATAATGGCACGGTTTATCAAATCACAGTCGGGCCGGGGCTGATCTCGGCTCCTCCTGGCGGTATCGTAACTACCGGATCTGTCGATCTTGATTCCATCCCAACTCTCACTCCTGGGTCTTACACCTATCCCATCATTTCCGTAAACGGCAACGGACACCTCACTCTTGCTGCTAACGGGCCAACCCCACTCACCACGTTAATCGGAACTGCACCGATTCTCGTAAGTGGGACAGGGAATATTCGAAATATTGGCATCTCTGGGGCAACTGTTAGCGCTAAGGGCGCTGTTCAACTTATTGACAGTCTGTCAAGCAACGACGGAACCAGAGCCCTAACTGCTCTCCAGGGATACAACCTTGGCTTCCAGATGCAGTACATTGGAGGCCAGCTGGCAGGGCAATACTTGGCTGGCATCGTCAGCACAACAACCGGCAACATCACACAGTTGACCCTGGAGGCAATCGCCCTAGGAGGGTTGGTAGTTGGTTCTTCAGTTCCTGCACCTCCTTACACACCTCTGGATAAGTACGACGGTGCCTTTTTCATTCTGCAGGGCGCCGATGCCACTTACAATGTTCCTGGCGGTTCTTCGGTTAGCGCAGTCAATAACGACCGTATTGTTTGTGTCGAAGGCACTTGGCAGTTTCTTGAGTGTGGTACTCGCCTCGCCAGCGCCTCGTCCGGCGCTGCCGGTCTGACAATCCTGGCAACCAGTACTGAAGTCCAAGCTCTAACGGAACCGAATAAGTCGGTGACTCCAGGTTCGCTTGCGGTAATGATCGCATCGGACACTCAAGTCGGTTTCGTTGAGCTGGCTACCGACGCTGAGACCCTCGCTTTCACTGACGCCACTCGCGCAATCACCTCGAGCAACCTCGACAAAGTCTGCGCTACAACGACCACTCGGGGTATCGTTCGCCTGACCGACTCAATCGCCGATCCTTCGGTGATCACAGCGCCTACCGCAAACGCCCTGAAGAAATATTCTGACTCTTCTCTTGATGCGGCAACCATCACTGCTCAAGGCGACCTTATCGTTGGGCAAAGTATCGCAACTCCTGCCATCCTTCCTCTTGGCACCCAGGCGTCTCTGCTCGTTGTCGATGACACAAAACCTCTTGGCATCGACTGGGATATTCCTGATTCTCAGACGACTTGGCCGGTAGGTTCGATCACCTGGTACCTTGCTTCAGTGGCTCCCGCTCTGTGGGTTCCCTGTGACGGTTCGATGTACGACGGGTCCATCTCTGGACCGTACTTCCAACTTTACGACGTTGTTGGTACCACCTTTAACACCGGTAGCGAACCGGCGGGATTCTTCCGAGTCCCTGACTTGCGCGGTGTATTTATTCGTGGGTGGGATGCCGCTGGCGGCACCGCTCGTGCTCTGGACCCAGGTCGCATCTGGGGATCTCGGCAAGGTGATGCTTATCAGCAACATAACCACGGTGTTACCGACCCCGGTCACGTCATGCCATTCCCGCTTTGCACCCACGATCACGCGAAGACTGACCCTGGGCATGTCCACGGTAAAACCGATCCCGGGCATTACCACTGTTTAAATAATTGGTCGGTGTCGGAAGTCGTTGGCAATACTCCGAGTTGGTATGATTCGGTCGGAAGTAGTTTTGGAAAACCTCAAACTACCACTCAAAAAACCGGAATCTCTATCGACCCTGGAGTTACTAACTTCACCCTATCTAGCCAACAAAGCAGCCTCACTGTTCAAACTTGCACTACCGGTTTAACAGTTGATAACGCTCCTCCGACTGCTCCCTCTCCGGATGAGTCGCGTCCAAATAACCGTGCGCTTCTGCCGATGATCAAATACGCAAACTTCTGATTCGGGGTAAAACCCTTTTAACTTGGTCCCCACCAGCGTCAGCAAAAATGGCAACCTTTTCTCCTAACTTCGACACTGTTAATCTGCCGATTCCAAACAACCCTTTTTACTGGCCGCAGGGTCCTGACAACTTTACGTTCAACACGCCTCAGGGTCCTCTGATTTTTGGTACCGGAATCAGTGTTGATTTTAACACCGGCGTAATCTCGATCGACCCGACTCCGCCTGCCTCCCTGGGCACGGTCACCTCGGTCACTGCTGGTCCGGGACTGAAGACCAATCCTGCGCTCGGCATCACAACAACGGGACAGATTCAGCTGGCCACAGTGCCCGGTTTAACGGTCGGAACTTATACTTACGCTGCAATCACGGTTGATGCTTACGGTCGCGTCACCCTCGCTTCGAACGGCGTTCCCCCCGTCCAGAATATTACAGGTCAATATCCTATTTTAGTTACTGGGTCCTCACCTTCGATCACAGTTGCCATCGCCTCGGCCAGCATCACTAACTCCGGTGCGGTTCAGCTGTCGAATAACCTGAGCACTCCCTCGATTAACCTCGCCCTGACTGCGCAGCAAGGTTACCTTCTGCAACAACAGATTGACGCCATCACTGCCACTAATGCCCTGCAGTTTCTGGCTGGCACGTTTAATGCTTCCACTCAGCAGATGGTTACTGCTACCACTGCTGGTATTGGTGCGGGAATCACTGTTGGTAGCAATCTTCCAGCATCCGACTCCACTAACGCTGGAGCAGTTGTCATCGTTACCACTGCTGGAACCTACACTCCTCCCGGTAGCAGCGTCGCTGTCAATCTGGTGCCCGGTGACCAAATCCTGAGTACTGGTTCCTCTTGGGTTCCCTTTTTCACCGGTTTCCGTGCTCCTTACGCCACCACGACTACAGCGGGTATTGTTCGTTATGCCACAGTTGTCGAGACTCAGGCTCTGGCTGACAACACCATTGCGGTGACTCCGTTTGGTCTGTCGGGCATGATTGCTTCGACAACTCAAAAAGGTTTTGTCGAGCTTGCCACAGCTGCTGAAACTCAACTGCTGGCTGACACCACTCGCGCTGTTACTCCTGCCGGTCTTGGCACCCTTCAGGCAACCACCACGACTCGTGGTCTGGTTCAACTGAATGACACTCTGACAAGCACCTCGGTTACGGAAGCGCCTACGGCTCGTGCCCTGAAGCAGGCTTGGGATGAGTCGATTCATGAGGACATCATTCAAGCAAATGGCGACCTGATCGTTGGTTTTTCCGCCGCTGACCCTCGCATCCTCCCGAAAGGTATTGACGGTCAGGTCCTGACGGTTGATATCACTCAGCCTTTGGGCGTCAAGTGGAAGACTCCCACTGCTCCCCAGTCTGTACCTGTTGGTAGCATCGCTTGGTTCTCGAGTAATGATCCGGCCAAACTTCCTGTGGGTTGGCTTGTTGCCGATGGCTCTTCGTACTCCGACAGTCCCGCTGACGATTATTACGAGCTTTTCCAAGTTATCGGATACACTTACGGTAGCTCTCCCGGTGCTTACGCAGTTCCCGATCTGCGCGGTCAGTTCATTCGCGGTTGGGATGCCTCTGGTGGTAATCCTGCCAACGTAGATCCTGGTCGTGCATTCGGTTCTTGTCAGGGATCCGCTTTTAAACAGCACAACCACTCGGTCACTGACCCTGGGCACATTCACGCTATTACGGATCCGGGCCACGTTCATACAGTGTCCGATCCTGGGCATAGTCATGCTATTACCGATCCAGGTCACAAGCACGAGTGGAACGTGTGCACTTCTGAGGTTGTAGGTGATACCGACAGTCTGTACGATGGCGATGGCAAAATCGGTAGCAGCAGCGGTTATACCAGCTCTTGTACCACTGGTATTGCAATCTCGAGCGCGACCACGGGTATCACGGTAAATGCCAACTTCACTGGCATCACTCAGACCCTCGTCTGCACAACGGCACTCACAGTCAATAACTCACCTACTCTCGCTCCCACACCGAATGAGACTCGCCCCGTGAACGTGGCGCTGTTGCCAATCATTAAGTACAAGAATCCATAATCCACGGGTAAAAGTCATTACGCTGAAGCTCTGGTCGTAACTATGTCGGCTCTCCCTGTTAATTTCAACCCCTACGATCCCATTCCCAACGGACCTTTTTACTCTACTCTGTCCTATTATCTTCAAGGTCCGACCGGGCCTCTGATTATTGGGTCGGGTCTATCCGTCAGCTTGGGTGGCGTCATCAGCTCCACAGGGGGCGGAGGCGGCGGGGGTACCGTCACTTCGATCACTGCTGGATCTGGTCTCACCGGCGGTACAATCACTTCGACCGGCACAATCGCACTGGCCAACTCTGGTGTCACCGCCGGATCATACAGCTTCGCTGCGATTTCTGTTGATTCTTTTGGCCGAGTCACCTCCGCCTCCTCCGGAAGTCCGGTTACGAGCGTTTCTGTGAACTCGCCTCTGCTGATTTCGGGATCGGTAAGTGCTCCGACAATCGGCATTCAGCTGGCAACGACCTCTCAATACGGTGCAACTCTTCTCAATAACACTACTTCCAGCACTCTGACGAACCAGGCACTAACTGCTGCTGCTGGTAAAAATCTGCAGGATCAGATCAACGCTCTGTCTCAAAATGCAAACGGGCTGATTCTCGCAGGCACGCTGAACGTTACAACTGGTTTGGTTGTAAGTGTTACCACTGCTGGTAACCTTGCTGGATTCACCGCTGGTGCTGTTGTTCCCGCTGCTACTCCGGCAATCAACGATTACTACTTGATCGTAACCATCGCTTCGCCCTCTGGCACAACCTACACTCCGACAGGTGGTCCTACATTCACTGGCGTCATCGTTGGTGACTATATTCTTGTGTCTTCCGGAGTTTGGTCGATTCTTCGTGTGGGTCCCGTGGCTGCAGCTTATGCCACAACTACGACCCCTGGTCTCGTCGAGCTGGCAACTGTTGTCGAAGCTCAGGCTGGTGTCAATCCCAACGTTGTTCTCACTCCGAACACTGGTTCTCAGACTTACCTCGCTCGCAGCTGCTTTACCACCTCGGGTCAAGTTCTGGCGGCTACAGGTTCCACGACTTACGACGTGGTTCCCGTTGGTACTGACGGATACGTTCTGACTGCCGACTCTTCTTGCTCGACGGGTGTCAAGTGGGCTGCTGGCGGTAGCGGTGGCGGTGGCATTACCGCTCTGTCCGGTGCTGCTCCAGTCTTCACAACTCCTGCCCTCGTAACCAGTGGTGCCGGCGCGATTGGCATCAACGCCGCTTCGACCTCGGCCTGCGGTGCCGTTCAGCTTGCGACCACCGCTGACGTTCTCTCCGGCCTCTCCACTACTCTCGCTGTTACTCCCGCTGCTGGTGCTGCTGGATATGTTTCTGCGGCAACTTTCAACCTTGCTGGAGATCTGGTTGTTGGCACAGGTAACGATACCTACACTCGTTTGGCCGTCGGCGCGAACGGACTGACTCTGGTCACCTGCTCTGCTTGTGCCGAAGGTGTGACATGGGCTCCCGTGCCGACCGCGTTGCCGCTGACAGCTGGAACTGTGTACGGTCTTGGCGAGCCTGGCGTTGCTCTCAACTTTGCCGTTGGCAAACAAGCCCTGCAAGTTATCGGTGGCGGCGGTCAAACCGGTCAAGGCAACACTGCTGTCGGTATCGGCGCGGGCGCTGTAATCACCAGCGGTTGTGGAAATATTCTCGTTGGTGGTGGAGCGGGTTCTGCGCTTACAAGTTCATGTTATAACGTTGCGGTCGGAAGTTGTGCGCTGGGCACAGAAACCGCAGGACTTTTCAATACTGCCCTTGGAACTGGTGCCCTGCAACTTCAAAACGGAGGTTCTCAAAATACCGCCGTCGGTTATGGTACAGGCAACAGCATCACAACTGGTTTAGCCAACACCATGGTGGGTGCCGTAGCTGGCGACGCCCTTACGAGCGGTGGTTGCAACGTTTTGGTTGGCGTCAACGCTGGTCTTGCGCTGACAACCACCAATAACAACGTGATGGTCGGAACAAACTCCGGCTGCAATAGCACTGGCAGCGCTAACGTTTTTGTTGGTTGCGGTGCTGCGCTTAACGCCACTTCTCAAAACAATCAGATTGTTCTGGGTGCCGGTAACTCTTGCACCCTTGGTACTGCAAACGGCGGTGTCACCTTTGCGTTCGGTGCTAGCTGCTTCCTTTATGCTTCCGCTGGCTCGGCTGTCTGGACTTCCGCTTCGGATGTTCGCCTCAAGGAAGAAGTTGCCGATCTGGCTCTTGGTCTGGACTTTGTAAATCAAATTCAGCCCCGTACCTATCAGTGGAAGGAAAACAAAGAGAAGGCTGCCGGTTTCGTGGCTCAGGAACTGCAAGAAGTGGTAACTGAGCATGACGCCTCTTACCTTGGACTGGTGGATACCGATAACGAGTACATGGGTGTTGCCCCTGGCGCTCTGATTCCTGTCCTTGTCAAAGCCATTCAGGAACTCTCCGCTGAAGTTGCCGAGTTGAAGGCGAAGTTGAGTTGAGTTTTCTAAATACAGAACTAAAGGGGAGCTTCGGCTCCCTCTTTTTGTATGCGGGTAACGGGTAAAACCAGGTATAGAAAGTTTGGCTATCCATGGCGTTACCCCTCCGTCCTAATAACCCCAACCAACCGATTCCAAACAATCCTTTTTACTCCCCAGAATCCAACTATATTAACGGCGTCACTGGTCCGTTTATTGTAGGGTCTGGACTGAGCGTTAATAATATTACTGGCGTTATTAGCGCCTCCGGTGGTGGCGGTGGCGCCGTAAGTAAAATCATCGCTGCTGCTGGCATCAGCGTTAATCCTGCGGGCGGCACAGGCAACGTCACCGTGTCGAACACTGGCGTGTTGAGTGTGACGGCAGGAACCGGAATCTCGGTGAGTGCGGCAACAGGCAATATCACTATTTCTTCGACTTCAGGCGCTAGCGTTAGCAACGTCATTGGCACAGCTCCCATTAGTGTCGTCAACGGAACAACTACCCCCAACGTTAGTGTCGCTACAGCCACCACTGCTTCGAGCGGTGTCACAACCCTCGTAGATAATCTGACAA